AGGCATGGCACTGTGGATGCCGAACTTGCGGGCCATGTAGTTGGCCGCAGCCACGACACCCCGACCTTCCGGCGTTCCGCCCACGATCACCGGCTTGCCGACCAGTTCGGGTCGGTCCCGCTCCTCGACGGAAGCGTAGAACGCGTCCATGTCCACGTGTAGGATCATGATGGGCGGGCCTTGTGTTGTCCCCAAGTGCGATCACACCGGACCGATCGGCCGCTGATGGCCGGAGATGGTATCCTGATTGTAGCCCCAATTCAGGCCGAAGCGATGCGTCATGCGGTTTGCGGCATCATGCCCAAACGCTGCCGCGCTGTAGACGCTGAACGATGATCGTCGATGGGCACGATTTCAGGCCTACGTGCCCCGGCCTCCACGGCCTGCGCCAAAGAACGCCCTAAAATCGCCGCCAGCGCAACAGGCCGACCCAACAGACGCGCCCGGTGCCAAATCCCGTCCAGCGCTCTTCTAAGGCCCTTTCTGGGCAAAGGGGCTTTTGCCGGGCATTTCCCGAGCGGCAGTCAGCGGCAAAAAATCCCGTCCGATGCAACGGCGAATCGAGAACCATGATGAAACACGACTGGAAGCGGCGCTGCCTAAACCGCTTGCAGGGCGGCTTCAACGTTGTCGTGCACCGGGAACAGCCGCTGAAACTGGGTGTTGTGAATCACTGCGGCGACGGTTGACCGCAATCCGCACAAGTGAAGCTTGGCCCCTTTTTCCTCCAGCTTGGACTTGGCGCGCAGCAGCATACGCAGACTGGGTGGGCCGATGGTTTCGACGAGTTGGAGATCGAGTACGACGTTGCCTCTGCCGGCAGGTTCCGCTTGCTCGACGATCTCTCCGTAGAGTTCCTGCAAAGCGGATTCGTCGGTCAACCGGTTCTGGTCCACGATGACGACCGGCACGTTGGCGACGGCGTTGTTGATGATGGTCATGGCTTGGAGTCCTGGCCAAAGGGCGAAAACGAATCGGGCAGGCAGCGGCGGCTGGGCGGTTGCGCACCGGTAGGCAAGTTTTCATGCTTACCAACCGAAAACGAATGACGGCGTCTTTTGTACTCACAATCCGCAGGCTTTTTCCCAAAATGCGGCAAGCCCCTGCGAACGTCGTCCTTCCGAGGAGGTTCGGTTCTAGGCGACACCAGAGACTCTCTGCGGGTTCAGCCGAGCAGCCACAGGGGGCTCGTATTTCTTGCGGTACATCGGAACAGAGACTGTGATCATGCCACTCACGAACCACGACCGTCGTAGCTTGTCCGGAATCTGCCTTGGCTTGGCCCTCACCCTGCCAAAGTACTGCAATTTGCCACGAACTTCTTTGTCCACCTTCCTGCTGCATGCGGAAAAATCGGGAATTCCTTGGTTGGCTTGCGGGGCTTGCTGGAAGATAATTTTCTGGTAGACTTATTCACTAGTGTCACCCCTGGATAGAGCACTTGGTTTTGAGGTGGTGTCACTGGCACCTCCGGCCACAACCGGCGGGTGTCACTCTTGCTGAAAAAACTCGCAGGTCTCAAAAAAGGTGTCAACCACTTCGGGACGATGCGGGCGTTGGAAGCAATGAGATGCGGAAAACACGGCAAATTGCGGTGTTTTTCACCAATTCGGTCAGGTAGCTCAGTTGGTAGAGCAACGGACTGAAAAAGCAAAAAGCCGGTTTTGCGGAACATTCGCCGCAGCAACGGATTGCGTTTCAGGCCAACAGCTTAGGGCACGTTTGACTATACCGCAAAACACGGATTGACCCGACGAAAAACGGCCGTCCAAGTGTCAGTGACACTTGATACTTGCCACCCTGAATAGCGGATTTAGCTTGCGGCTCGGATCTCCGCTTCTCGCTTGATCTCGTCCACCTTGGCCAGCGTCGATGCACTCAGGCCGGTTGACTTGGCGGCTTGCTGCTTGGCCTTGGGCGCGCGTTTGCCTTTGGTCTTTTTTGGACCAGAGGCTATCGGCCTGCCACGTCCGGCCGTCTTGCCTCCCTTAGAAGCGCCCGCCTTCCGCCCTTCCTCCGCCGCCTTGGCCGCCAGCGCCGCGTACTTCGGCTCAAGCCTCTCCGCCAGCCGTTCCCGCGCCGCGCACTCAACACACAGGCCCGGCGTGTCGATGAACTCCGGCCGCCGGCCGCACCGCTGGCAGGCCCGGCCGGTCAGGGTGAAAAAGAACTGCTCATACCCGAGCCAAGTTGTCGGTGCTCTCCGGCGCATTGCTCGTTCTCCGCGCTCTGATCTCCCGCAACGTCCAGCTCTCCCGGATGGCCGCCGTCCGCCTTGCGATCAACGCGGGTGAAACTCGCGGCTCGGAATCCGTCTTCCGCTGCTTGTCGATGCGTCTGGCGTTCAGCGCGTACCATCGGCAGGCCCGGCCGCAGTAGACTTGCGAGAACCGCCGCGTGATGAACTGAGCCCCGCAGACCGCACAGAACCGCGTCACGTGGTCCCGAGGCTTCCCCGCCCGTCTTGCCGTTCGGGATTCGCAGGCTCGGCAGTTGCATCGGACTGAGCAATAAACCGCGTCCCGGCGTCGCCCGATGATCGGCCGCCCGCAGTGCTGGCAGAGTCTCACGGCCTTGGCTCCAACAAAAAAGCCGGGGCGCCACCGCGGCGCCCCGGCCCGTCTGCGCTAGCGCCCGACGTCGCACAGCTTGCTTGCTCGTGTATCGCTTACGGCACCGTCGCAAACCTCCCGTTGCCGTTCTTTTTCCTCTCCGCTCCCTCCCGGCTCAGCGAGTAGAACACGTCCCGCGTCTCACCCAGCGCTATCCGGTGATCCACCGCGCGGGTGAAAGCCGCCTCAAAGCCACCCTGCCCGCCCGGCGGCTTGTCCCCGCCAGCCATCCCCGGCAGTCCGGCCCAACTCCGCAGCTCGTTGACGGTGACCGCCGCGAACTGGCCCAGCACTTGGTAACGCCGCAACTCCATGTCGGCGTCGCGTGGCACAACGGGCTCAATCCAGATGACCAGCTTCTCGCCGTCCGCCGCGAAGATCGGCCCCAGCCATTCCGTGAGGCATTGACTCATCAGGGCGATTTTCGGGTTCACCGTGAACTCGGCGAAATGGATCTCCGCCGCCAACGCGCTGGCCCGGTTCGCGCCTTCAAGCTCGCCCATGATGATAGGGTTCGTGCCGAACCCTTGCGTGATGCGTCCCTTGGTGCCCTTCCCAGAATCCAGCCAGTCCATTTCTTGCGGCGTGTTGCTCAGCCGCTTGATGTCCTCGATCAGCCCATCCAGGATGATCGGCTCGCCGCTGTTGTAGACACTGGCGTACCGTTCCCGGATGGCTCGGATGATCTGCCGTTGCTGCGGCCCGTTCAACTCCGGCCGCCGGCCCGTGGTAGCGTCCTTGCCGACGATGATGGCATGGGACGGGTGAATCCCGCGGGCGAACATGTTTCGTTGGCTCGCCGTGATACTCTCGTCCGCGTCCACCGCAGCCCCGGCCGCTTGCAACGGGCTCCATGTCCCGTGAGGATCGGCAGGGTTCGGGTAGGCGAAATAGCACGCCTCGTCAGCTTCGATCGGCAACGGCTCGCCGGTATGGTTCGGCGGACGGATCAACCAGCGTTCAAAGCGCGTCGTGCCCTCCGTGCTCTGGATCCAGCTTGTCGGAATCGGGAAGACTTGCCGCCGGCCGTCCAGCTCCGGCAGCCACCAAAGCGACGAACCCGTCAGTTCCAAGCTCGCCACCGTCGAATAGATCAGCGACCACGATACCATCAGGTCATTCGGATCGGCCAGCAAGTCCAAGATCGGGTGACTGTCCAGCGGCTCCGCGTCCGGCGCCTGCTTGACTCGCCGCGGCCCGGTTCCCGCCCGGCCCACTTTGATCGGCTGGCCAGCGATCGTTTGGGCGATCGGCCGGACGCTGGCGTAAACCCAGCCGGTGAAGTGCCGTAGTTGCTCCGCCGCCTTGCTGAACTCCGAACGCTGGGAAAGAGCGCCGGACGGACCACGGGACAACATGTCCGTGCCGATGCTCGCCACCGTGGCTTTCGCCCGGCAGTAGCTTCTCTCGGTGTCCGCCAAAGCGGTGTCAATCGCGCTCGTTCGCACCGTTCAGCCCCTCATGCTCAGCTCGTTGTCTGGCATACGCCGCCGCTTCGGCCTTGATCCGTTCCCGGTCCCGCGCGATGACCGCAGCCATCGCGTCCAGCTCCGCCTGTTGAACCCGGATCGTCCGGTCCCGCGCGTCCAGCTCGGCTTGCAGGTCCGTAACCTGCTTCTGTAGCCGCTTCACTTGCGCAGGGATGTCTGCTTGCCGAAACAACATGGCTACGCTCGTTTCTTCAACACGTCCAGCAGCGCGGCGAACAACTCGTTCTGCCGTTCGATGGCAGCCGCCAGCCGATCCGTTGGCCCGTCAGTCTCAGCTGTGATGAAGTTCAACTGCGGCTTGCCGTTGATCTTGTCCGGTAGCTTTCCGTCCACAACTTTGGCGAGTCCCGCCTTGACGGCACCCGCCAGCCAGTAAAGCCACGTGGCCGCGTCGGCGTCCGCGAACTCTTCGCGCTCGGGTGGCAGCCGGAAGCCCTTGGCTTCGATCCGTTCCCGGATGGCTCGGAACTCCGCCTGGTGCAACGGCTCCGAAATGAAGCCCGTCCCGGTGTCCGTGTCGAACCCGATGTGCTGGCCCGGTATCGGGTTCGGCTCTTCTCCGCCGGCCACCTTGGCCATTGGCTCGGAATCGCGGTAGTAGTCGAACCGCCCGCGAATCCGCCGCTGCAACGGCCGGAAGTGCAAGCACTCGTTCCGCGTGCCGTCAACTTCGATGGTAACGCTCATGTTCGCTTTGCTCCTTCTTTCCAGGAAAACTGTCACATTGATATGACGGTTATCACGCTTGGCCCGTGGTCCACTTGGCGAAAGCGCTGGCGTCCATTACCCGGCCGCCGAACCGCGCACGTGCAACCAAGAGAACCAAGTTCTTGCGTGCCAGCGTGGCCCCGCCTTGCTCAAAACGGATCTCCATGCCCTGCCGACGGTACAGCCGGTATTTCGACAACGCACCGAACGCACAAACCGGGCTCGTAAGATCGTTCTGGACGGCGTGCCGCCAGCCCAGCGACGAATAGGAACTGATCTCGGTCAGCGGTGCCAGCGCCGGCCGCTGATCCGTGCTCGGGCTCGCCGTGTCGATCTTGATGGAACGGGAACGCTGGTAAGTCGTGTCGTTCGACAAGAACGCGCACTTGTTCGCCGGATTGCGGTACTGTTTTCCGATGCTGAACATCAGCGTAATGTAATCGTTCAGCGTGGCCGTGCCGCCCGGCGTGTCCGGCGTCGTCGTCGTCAATCCGGACGCTTGGAAGATCCCTTGCGGCTGGTTCGTCCCGTTGCCGTTGGCGATCAGTTTGTCCCGCGCGGCCGCCAGCCGCTCGCCAACCAGCCGCGTCAGTTGCGAACCGACGTCGACCGCCGCGTCGCTCAGAAAGTCCCGGCCGATTTCGATGGCAACCGCCGCGCCGAAAATCGTGGTGTTGATCTCGGCAACCAGACTCGCCGTGTCGAACAAGGAAACTTCGGTATTGTCGCCTTGGCCCCAGGAAACCGTTGGGTTGCCGATGCTCCCGCCCTCGACTCGCCGGCCGCGCGGAACGTCGCGAACGTCCACAAACGGGAACAATTCGCCGCTCAGCAACGGGAACGTCACAACCGCGTCGTCAAACCAAGTCGGTGTGATCTCGATACCGCCCGAAGTCGCATCGTCCAGCAGCGCCTTAACGCCGGTGAACCCGGCCGCGTACTCGCCGCCGATCGTCCCGGCCCACGGGTCCGCCGTCGCCATTTCGTCCAGCAGCTCGCGCTCGTGACCGTGCAAGCTCACGCCCAGCCCGGCCCGTTGTGCCAGGTGCTTGAACAAGCAGCCCGCCTTGGCGTAGTCGCGCTGGCTCGGCTGCTCCGTCGCCGCCCCGGTGAACGGGTTGACGATCTCGCCGCCCGTCTTCGCGTGTCGCCCGACGAAACGCTTTTCGCTGTACTTTTCGGCCGCAGCTTTCACGCGAACACTGCCACCGCCGAAAACCTTTTCCGCTTTCTCAGTTGTCGTGGTCATGCTTTTGACTCCTTGAACTCGACGCGCTGCCAGGTCAGTGTACGTGTCCGGTGGCAGCTCGCCGGACAAGAGAAGTTCAGTCGTCTTGTTGGCCCAAAACGGATCGGCGATGTCGGTGTGCTGGCCCGGCTCCGCGTGGCCATTGTCCAGCAGCCAATCAATCAGCTCGGGCGTGACTTTGATCGTCATGTTTTCGCTCTCCGAAAAATCAGGTCCGGCGCGCCGTGAAGGAGCCGTTACCATAGGTCGGCGCGCCGGAACCCTGATCGTTTTCATTCATGCCCACATGGCCAGCATACAAGCTCCCGTTGGATCGTCGCCGGCAGTGCTGTTTCAATTCCCCGCAACACGTGCAACGCAATGCTCAGCGCCGTGGCCGCGTCGCCGTGGCCGCTCGGCCCCCGCGGCGAAACCAAGCGAACGCCGTATGCCCGTTCCTCGCCTCGCAGCGCCTTCAAGTCCGCCAGCAAACGCGCGTCGTCGAACTAGTCGATGGCACCCTCGTTGAACG